TCCTTGGCGAGGACTTGGCCGGTCGTGCCGCCGGTCGGTTGGCCTCGCTCGGCGAGGCGGCGCTCGACGTACTCAGGGGAGGCGGTCATTGGCGGGCCGTCGAGGCCGGTGAGAGGGTGCCAGGGACTCGGGACGCTGCGATGCTCTTGATGAGCGAGAGGACCGCCATGAGGCCCGCCACGGCGGCGGTGCGGGCCGTTGAGAGGTCGGTGAGGGTGAAGGTGCCGAGGAACCCTTGGGCGAATGTCCAGGCGGCTCGCTCGGCGATGTCGCGGATAAGGCGGCGGCCGTAGTCGGTCATGTTGTCCCCTTGTCGTGGTCGTCGAGATGTTGGTCGACCTTGTGTTCGATACGGCCGATGGCTCCGAGGACTCGGTCGAGTCGGTGGACCGTCTCGCCATGCTCGCGGGTGTTCTGCCTGCGGCCGCGCTCGATGAGAGCGACCAAGACGGCGGCGACGGCGCCAATGACGGCGATGACGACGCCCGTCATGTGAGCTCGATCCATCCCATAAGACGATAGGTGAAGACGTTGTTTCCTGCGGTGAAGGTGGTTCCGGCGGCGTCCTTGGTGAGGGTGACGGTCGTGGTGGCGGAGTTGGCGAACGCACCGACGACCGCATTGCCCAAGAGGGCGGGTATCGGTTGCACTCGATGCGAGGTCCATCCGGCGGGGAGGGTGGCGGTGAGGTTGCCGTTGGCGGTTGCCGTTCCTGCGGTGATGGTGATGGAGACGAGACCGAGCTTCCCCATGCGAACGAAACGACCGCCGACGGAGCCGCCGGTGACGTTGGTGAGGGTCGGGGTGTAGGTCGTCATGGCGGCCCAGTAGGCGTCGACCCCATTGGCGAGGGTCGTCATGGCGGTCGCGCCGTTGGTGACGTAGTCGGTCGAGGCCGGAGTGACGAGCGACAGGTTGGTCGAGGTAGGCATCGGTGGCTCCTAGGTGAGGGGTGTTCCGGCGACTTGGTACCACGTTACGGTCCCGCCGACGGCGGCCCAGGTACGCAGGGCCGGTACCTCGGCCCAAGTCTGCATGGTGCGGGTGAGAGCGACGTCGGACACGGTGAGGCTCATGGTATGGCGCCCGTTCTCGGGGCCGACGCCGACGATGCGCTCGGTCCATCCCTCGATGTAGACCGCCTCGGGCAGGCCGGTGATGCCGGAGGCGGACGGTCCTGGGAGCCATCCGACCGAGGTCCCGACGGTGGCGGTGAGCATCGAGGCCTGAACACCCGAGGAGAGCGAACCGAGCTCGACGTTGATCGGGTTGACGACGGTGCGCGGTTGGGATGCGTTGGCGACGAGTCGGGACGCTTTGCGTCCGGCGTCGTTCGGGTCGGTGACTGGGAAGTCGATCGACTGGGCGAACGATCCCCAGCTCGCTATGGAGGTCTCGTCGGCGATGCGTAGCGACGTCGGCGGGCTCCCGTAGTTGACGGTGACGTCGTTGACGAGGTCGTCGACCGAGGTGACGGCGTTCCAGTCGATCGTGATGGGGGAGGCGCCGCCGCCGGAGACGGCGACGTTGAGGTAGAAGTCGGCCGAGCTTCCGTTGGGGAAGGTGCGGTCGGTGCCCGACTCAAAGACGAGGGTCCCCGCAGGGCTCTCAAAGAACACGCCCGAGGTGTCATAGGAGGCGAGGGCTTGGCATTGGGCGAGGAGCGATCCTGCGGGCACCTGGTAGCTCGGGATGAGGGTCGTGTCGCCTGCCGAGTAGACGAGGGTGAGGGCTCCGGTACCGGTGAGGACGCCTGCGGCGGTGAGGAGGGCGTTGATGTTCGCTCCAGCGCCGAGGAGGGTCTCGGCGCAGGAGTAGTCGGGGCCTGCGGTGCGGGCGAGGCGGCCGAGAGCGCTCGAGGTGGCGGTGACCTGGAGCGAGTACTTGCCTGCGGCGACGGTGGTGATGCGGCCGGTGAATCGCGTGTAGCCCGTCATGCCGACCGTCGAGGTGACGACCACGGTCATCCCGACGGCGGGCGTCTTGGGGGCGATCGCTCCTGGGCGCATTGTCATCGAGAGCGAGCTCGGCGACGGTTGCTCGGTGACTCCAGTCCGCCCGTAGGAGATGGTGAGGTCGGCGATGACGTACGGATTGACCGAGGTGCCGTCGAGGGTGACCGAGGTGACGGGGACGCTCATAGCGCGAACGTGGCGCCTCGACGGCGGGCGTCGTCGGCGAGGAGCTTGCGGATCTGGGTCGCAACGGCGACGGGGTCGAGGGCACCGTTGACGGTCACGTTGATCGACGGTGCCATCCCTCGGGAGAGGGGAACGACCGCCTCGGGACCCGCCTCGCCGATGAGGGCGAGGGTCGGCGAGTTGACGATGCCGCCCTCTGCCATCTTGGGGATTGCGATGGAGCCGCCGCCGCCGGAGCCGCCGAGGAGGTTGGGGACGGTGACGGTCGGGAGGTCGGGTACGTCGAAGGTCTTGCCACCGAGGACTGGCACCCAGCTCGGAATGGTGAAAGAGAGCTTGCCGATGGTGTTGTTCCATGCTTTGGCGATGGCATTGAACACGGCGCCGAACACGTTGAGCCATGTTTGGGCGATCCCGAGGACGAGATTCTTGAGCCAGTTGAAGCCGTTACCGATGCCTTCCCAGAGCTTGGCGGCCGCCCACTTGATCCCGTCGAACACCTTGCCGAAGATGTTGAACTTCATCTGTAGAACGACCAGGGCGGCGATGACGGCGGCGATCGCGATACCGAGGAGCACCAACGGATTGGCCGCCAGGATCGCATTCCACACGGCGGTGGCGGCCGAGACGATGGCCTGTATGGCGGCCCATGCGGAGAGCGCCGCGTTGACGGCGACGACGGCGATCGCGAGGCCGCCGAGGATGCCGCCGAGGACGAGGAAGAGGGTCGAGTTGTCTTGGACGTACTGGGCGATCTCGGTGAGTTTCTCGGCGAGGGTCGTGATGACGGGCAGGAGCGCGGCGCCGATCTCTTCCTTTGCCTCGCCGAGGGCAATCGACATTGACTTCATCTTCCCTTCGGCGGTGTCGGCGGCGGCGGCGGCTTGGCCTCCGAACGTCTCCGAGAGGGCGGCGAAGACCTCGTCGGTCGAGGCGCCGTCCTTGATGAGCTTGCCGAGGCTCGGGTCGAGTTTCTTGAGGGCGGTGTTCTGCCCGTTGTAGCCCTTGGCGAGCGCCTTGGAGACGGTCTCCAGGTCTTGGCCGGTGGCGGCGGATATGTCGAGGGCAAGACCCATGAGGTCCTGGGCCTTGGTGACGTCCTTGGTGCCGGTTATCAATGTCTGAAGGGCGGGGCGGAGCTCGTCGTCGGCGACGGCGGCGGCGACTGAGGTCTTGGAGATGTAGTCCTCGACGCTGGCTATCTGCTTGTCGCTGGCGCCGGTGACGTTGCGGAGCGTTCCGGCGAGTTTCTCGGCGGCGGCTTGGTCGCCGAGACCGGCGAGCGCCGCGGCGGCCGGTAGCGCCGCCTTCTTGATGGCGAACGACGCCTTAGCGGCGCCGCCCTCCAAGCTGCGGAACTCCTTGAGCGCCTTGTCGACGCCCTGGCTCTTGAACTCGGAGACGATCGGGATGTAAACGGGCATTAGATGAGCCTCCGGTTAGCCGAGGCGGCGACCTCTTGGACCGCCTTGATGATGCCATCTTGGGCTCGGTCCCTAATGCGGCCGATGTTGCGCCACATACCGCGCTGGGCTTTGCCGTAGTTGGCGTCGAGGTTGCGGATGAAGGAAGGGTTGGGGCCGTTGCGCCCTGGGGAGGCGCCGTTGCGTAGCCCTGCGATATCGAACAGGGCGCCACCGGCGTCACGTTGGACCATCGTGACGATGTTGAAGGCGTCGGCGCCTCTTGGGGTGCGGCCGCCGACCTCGATCTTGACGCCGTTGCGGACCTTGGTGGCCTTGTAGCCGAGGCGGCCGGTCGGTGCCCAACCTCGGAGAGGTTGAGCGCCTGGGAAGTTCTCCCGACCGAGGGCGACGAGCTCGTTACCGGCCGACTTGATCTTGGCGACCGCCTCCCGTCGGCAGGCGGGTGAGAGCTTGTAGAGCTCGGCGAGCGCCTCCCTCACTCCGTACACCTGTATTTCGGCTCCGATAGTCACGCTTTGTTCCGTTCTCTGATGACCTCGGCGAGGGTGACGAGCATGGCGCCGTCGGCGGCGAGCTCCGACGGTGCGATGCCGGTGGCGGCGGCGACCTCGGCGACTAGTCGGCCGATGCTGCCGCGACGGTAGGGCGGGCGGCGTCGACCTCCGAGTCGACCTCGATGTTGGTGATGGCCTGGGCGAACGTGTCGAAGTTCATCGGTACGGTCCGGCCGGTGATCTTGGTGGCCTCGTAGGCGAGGAAGGCGAGGTCCTCGATGCCGATGCCGACGTTGGCAAGGTTGCTCGCCTTGGTCTTGAATCGGCGTTCCCATTGCATGATGACCCACGGGTTGGTCTTCACTTGCCAGCGGTCGTCGGCGGTGGTGACGGTGATGTTGAGCTCCACGATGATCCCTCCGAGCTGCTCAGGCGAACGTGACGTCGCCGTCGACGGGGAACGTGATGTCGAGCTCTAGCGCCGAGTCTGCGGCGCCGCCGGCGGTCGGGTACACGGGGACGATCTTGCCCGACGCGGTGCCGGTGCCTGGGAGCCCCATCGAGAAGTTGAGCGAGGTTCCGGCGGCGGCGGCGGTGACCATTGCGTCGCAGAACGACGAGGCGTTGCCCCAGTCCTGGAATGCCTTCACGTTGAGTTCCCAGGTGACGGGGAGGGCGATCGCCGTCTTGCCGGTGAGGGTGATGTAGGTCTCGGTTGACTGGCTCGGAGTGAGGGTCACCTCGGACACCTCGACCGAGTAGTTGACCGAGTTGATGGAGATGGTGAGGTCGCGTCCGGTGAATACGACGAGGGACATTGTTGGGGTTCCTTTGCTATGGGGTACGGATGAGGGTGACGCGGACGGTCAGGGTGTAGGCGGGGAGGTCTCGCTCGCCGTAGGGGTAGGTGCCAGGTTGCCCGTCGACGACCTCGACGGCGGCGACGACGGTGTCGGCGTCGGCGAGGAGCTTGAGGAGGGCGTCGCGGTTGCCTGGGGGCGGGGTGAGGATGGTGACCCTGACGTCGGCCGTGATGATGTTGCCCGAGATGGCCCGTATGGCGGGCGGGTCAAGAATGACGCACGGCGGCTGAAGGTTCCGCGGGTCGGTGACGACGTTGAGACCGGCCGTCGTGAGCTCTCCGGCGACGTAGTCGTAGGCGTCCTGGAGGAGACTCATGAGATGGCCGGTCGGTTGATGCCGAGGAGGCGGAGTACCTCGACGTTGGTGCCGATCGGGGTGACGCCTTCAAGGTTCTGGAATGAGGCGTATCCGTCGACTGAGCCTCGGGAGCGGTAGAGCTCGCCGATCTTGAGGACGGTCCCGAGCTTGACCTTGTCGGAGGGTGCTATCTGGGGGAGGTCGTCGTATCCGGCGGCGGACCGGCGATCCCAGCACCAGGTGTTACCGGCGGTGACGCAGGCGTCGAGGTAGTCCTCGTCAACCTGCTCGGCCGGTGCTACGCCGAGGAAGTTCAAGGCGTCGGCGTCGTCGGCCCATGTCACGTTGAGGACGAGCTGGGCCCATTGGTCATGCTCGGCGACGTTGGCGTGATTCTTGGCGAACGTGACCGAGGACGTCGTCTCGTCGACGCCGGTGAGGGTGTGGGTACCGTCCGAGTGGGTCGTCTCGTCGACCCTGACCGAGTAGCCGACATGGAGCCCCGCGACGGACGACAGGCCGAGAGTGACGACGTTGGCCGTGATGGCCTCAGTCGTCACTCGGTAGGTCGTCGTCATCGCGGGGCTCCGGTCGCTCGGGAGGGATCAGACGAGCGAGAGGGCGCCGGTAGCGAGGTCGAGGTCGGCGCAGGCGATGACGCCACGGAACGCGAGCGTCGTCGGGGTCGACGGGCTCTCGACGCGAAGGGCGCCTCGACGGTCCTCGTACACCTCGACGACTCGGGCGTTGAGCATGATGGCGCCGTCGGTGGCCGGTGCGGCGATGTCGTCCGACACCACGAGCGACAGGCCGAGCGGGTTCATGGTCACGCTCGTGACGCCTGCGGCGGTACCGGCGGCGTTGCTCGGCCCCAAGTAGGGGAAGATGCGATTCCCCCCGCTGTCCTTGGCGGCGCCCAGCTTGGCCCACACCGAGGTGGTCACGATGAGGTGGGTCGGCATGAGGCGGGTGGCCGACTTGATCTCGGCCGCCGCCAGGTACAGGTCCTCGATGACCTCGTCGCCGTCGGTGAAGTCGGCGATCGTCGACGTTGCGGTACCGGCTGCCGAGGCGATGAAGTCGGCGACGTAGAGGTCGGTGTTGAGCGCGTACACGCGAGCCATGTCCGAGATGATGGCGTCGATGAGGGCGACGTCCGAGTAGACCGTGGCCTGCTCTGACACGTTGACCGTGCCACCCTTCCACACCTTGGAACAGGCGACCTTGGAGACCTCGTACGCCTGGGAGGCGAGCTCGTCGAACTCGGCCGCCTGAGTGGCGACGCTCGTGTGCTGGGACACCTTGCGACGGTTGAAGGTTTCGCCTCCGCTGGGCATGGCGAGGGTGCCGAGGGCGGTGATGACGGGCCGGTCGGCTCCGAACTGGAGCGAGTCCCAGATGGCGCCGACGAGCGGCTCGGGGATGACGCCAGGGAC